GATTGCAGCTGTAGTTTTGCAACCCCTAAAGGTACCAATAGTCCCGTTCCCGAGAACCAAACTCGGATCAAATTTGAAGAGGTATTGCATAGGGTTTTACCCGCATACCTAGTTCTTCAACTACACTTTCGACATCCACTACATGGCAACATGGAAGAAGAAGGAGAAATGCAAGGACGAGCCGGAGACCAATGGACCACCACAGTGTGGAGACATCGGTCCGGCAGGTGGTCGCTCTCACCAGAAGCAGGGGTCGGATGGACGCAAGTCACGACAACCTGGCAAGCAGCGGGACAACCCTCCCGACCAGTGGCAAACCCGGAATCGCAAGAAGAAGGGCACCAAGGCGGAGTGGAGTCCAAAGAGCGGGGGCAAAAACGGCCCATCGCGAGGCGGCGCTAAGGCCGTCGCAGCTGCCGCAGCAGATGCTGCATCTCAGGCCTCTGGCCTTAAAGATGCGCTCCGCGAGCAGCTGGAGGAGACCCGTGTGCAGGAGGATACCAACCGAAACCTCCGTCGGGAGAATCTCCAAGTCCTAGAGGACTTAAAAGAGGCCAACAAAGCGTTGGGCCTGCGCCGAAACCAGGTAGACGAGTATCATCTCGACACCAGGAAGAATTTCGAGTGCAAATGGGAGGACGAAACACCTAAGGCGTGGGCACTACTTGTGCTCTTAGCAATCCTTATTCCGCTGTTGATCGTCGCTCTGGCATTCTACCTTGAGCTCCAAGAAATACTCATGCAGTGGCAAATGTGGTTGCTGCTTGCTTTATATGAGGGTGTTGCCATCTTTATTGACCGTTATGTCTGTACCAAGCGCGGATACAGGACAATTTTTTCGGAGCGCGCCACACATTCCTATAGCTCAGCCGGACTTGTAGACTGGGACTTGGACGATCGCCGAGCTGCCGCGATGTCCTTGGGAGACATGAAGTATGCTGATGCCAAGTATGGTTTGATCCAATATCGCCATACCCTTAATGGCAGAAATGTCCGTCGAGACAGCTTTGGGAAACTGAAGAAAGCCGACACCATGCTCATGTCCTATAAACTCCTCTCTCAACTGACCACGCCAATGATAATGCTGGCGCGGGATCAAGACACCGCTTGGGAACGAATGGAGACTTCAGCGAAAGCCATGCATGCCGTAAATATTGACTCAGAGTTGTTTACAGACGGCAAAGACGTGGTCGGAAATACCTTGCAGATTGCCCACGGCCTGTGGTTACAGGCTCGTCAGGCTAAGTTAGGGCATTTTCGCCCCGCTCTTGCCAAATAGGGGAGCATAGGGAGTACGTGTCAGGGTATAGATATCTCGAAGTGCGACAAGATCCAATTGGGGCTCCGCAAGGAGTCAAGGATAGCGCCCGGTTTTCTAGAACCAGACCCGGTCAGCCTGGAAAGAGGCCACCGATGAGAGCCAGCGTGGGGAGCCATGTGAAGGGGTCATGCCCTTTAGTCCCAGACGTAACAGACTCACGTACTACCAAGGCAGGAGCGAGACATAGGATTTGTCGTAATCCGCCTCGCGCCAATCGAGAAGTAATCGGAGAGTTCCGAGTCTTCTGTAGGCGCCAGGTCCGTAAGCTATTTGTACCCCTAGCTCACGATGTAGATGTAGGCACAGAGACTTGGCTGAGCCACACTAGTTACCCCGACTGGAGACGCAAAGAACTC